GGTTACTGTTTCAATATAAGTTGTAGGAGCCTCGATAGTTGAGGGGATATACATTAGAATATCCATCTGGTGTCTGCTCTCCCAATTCACCTCAACGAGATTGGAAATATTAACAATAGGTGGTAGATTCGAAACAGAGTATTTTACCGCTTTAAACTTCTGAACAATTTCTGGTAATTGAACCAATGTCTGAACTCTTGATAACAGTTCAAAAGATTTTTCACCATATGCCTGAAGTGATAAAGTAATTTGCCTCAGCCCTCGTTGCTCGAAATTTCCATTACCATCACTATCGATAAAATCATCATCTCCAACATTGCGAGGACCGGAAATTATGTTCATAGTCATATACGGAGGAGTTGGCTGCTCTCCGTCCTGATTGCTCCAAATAGTATCCTTTTCTGTCCTAGTCTCTGTAATAGTAATATCGGGTTGCGTTGCACCGCCGGTAACTATAAAATCGGCTAGAGTAAAATCATAGCCTTGTGTCCTGGCGGTTATTGTAATTGTCTTGTCATTAACTGTAGCCGTGTCTATGGACGAGAAGGTTTCGAGTTCGGCTGCCAAAAGGCCCATAGTAGTTGCATGATCTGTAGTAAAATCAATTTCGGCAATCTCTGCCCCATCAATTTTTCCATTAATCTTGTTTCCGGTTACGAGGTCGATGTCAAGCACCATCTCCTGAACAGACTTATCTTGAATAAGGGGATTGTAAAGGTCGTATAAATTATCTTCAAGGGATCGAATTTCAACGCTCATTCTCTGCTCCCAGCATCTGCATCAATTTTCTGGCCCACCATTTTGAAGTGTTTTATTCCATTCATTTTCGACCAGTCGGCAACGGAGATAATCTCATAGCCATTCCCATCATAGGCTATTGTATCTCCATTCTTTTTTGTTTTATTCGATCCCGGGTTAAGCTCTGTTGCTGAATAGATTTTTATAGTCTCTTTTGTGCGCTGCCCCTCTGGTAATAATAGAACCTCTTTTGAATTTAGCGGCTGGATGGTGGCTTGTATTTCTATCTCCTCAGTAGCTGCCTTGACTAATCGACCCTTGACATAAGTAGCGGCGGCAAGAGGCCGCGTCACAGTATAGGTCCTATTCCAGGTTGTAATCATCTTTCTCTATTTATCTCGTAGTCAATGGCCCCGATAAGCTGGCCGGTATCGACTAGAGGATTCTCAGATTTTTTACGCGCTATTGTAGCGGGGGCGTTTGGCGGCTCTTTGATGTCAACAATTTTTTTTCTTACATCTCTCTGAACTTCAAGCCCTATTTTCTTTAGAGCTTCGTCGGTAGTCATTCTACCGGCCAGAATTTGATCCTTATATTCCTTTACTCTCTTTTGATATTTGTTTTGATTCTCGTCGTGATTAGAGCGAATAAAAGATCGTTCGGGTATTAGTATGATTTGCCCACCTGATCGTCCGGCTTTAATGCTGGTGCCGAATTCATTGCAGACTGCCACTATAAAGTTGTCGGCACCATCATCTCGATCATCAGATTTTTCAGTTACGCCTATTTTGACATATGGCTTTGACCGAAGTCCAGCCAGGGTTTTTAAAATCCGTCTATACCCTGTATCCCTCTCGATAGTCTTTGCGGACATTGTTCATCCTATTACAGGAGACGTTACAACCATTCGACGAAGACGGAGATATGCTAATCCATAAACTGATTGTGTTAGGTTGGCATCAAGAAAAACAGAGGGTGCTCTATAATTTATTGATTGATCGCCTACTCTCTCACTCGTTACGATTCCAGGCTTTCCAGGTGGCGCACCTGTACCATCGGGAGCTGTATAGATATAATGTGCTGTAAGGTTGGCAACGCCCTGATCTTCAAGGCCCTTCCAAATGGTGGCTGAGACTTCTGTCTCAGCCCACGTGATCATTTTTGATATAAAGGCATCGGTCTGGGTTGTGATTAATCCAGGGAAATGCTCCTTAATGTATGTTGGCGTAACATTCGACACGAGCTATTTTTTTATTGCTTTTATTTGTGCAGTTATAGCCGATTTAATCTTTCTGCTTAGATCGCTACTCTTCCATCCGTCAAGGGTCTTAATATCAAAAGTCCCTTCAACAGTTGCGATTGCTTCCTTTTCGCTCATGTCCTGAAGGGAATTGACCGGCCCCTTCTTATTGGGAGCAGCTTCTGCTTTTTGAGCTTGCCCGCCGCCAACTACAAAAATTCCGGCCTCGATATTACGCTTGACCATGGGAATGTCTTTAATAAATTTCCAGGTGTCTCCATTAATATCGTTGTTGCCTGGCTTAATCATTACATTCTCTTTGGTCACCGGGTTCGGATACACTTTGATATTTACCGCTTTAGATTTTAGGATCATGCTCTCAGCTCCTTTTTTATTTTAATTGTTTTTTATAGTCCGTCTGCGAATGCCATGGCGAGAGGATAATAGAAGATAACCCCGCCTGTGCGCATGTGACAAGGAACTACATATTCAAGGTTCCTTTCCTGGGGAGCAAGCTGCTCATAATTCTGGGGAATTTCCAGAGTAAGGGCATCGGGGTCACGGCGATAGGCAATCATTCTTGTGGTACTTCCGGCACCTCCGGTTTTCAGCTGATTGAGCCAGCCCACGCTTTTAATGTAGGGACTGTTTTTCAAGAAAAACTGCAGTACGGTTACTTCGGTATTGGTGAGTTGGCGAGTTGCTATGTCCGAATACTGGGCAATTGGAAGGAGCAGGGTGTCGGGTATTTCTACGCCGAGAGTGGCATCTACAATAGCACTTGCCATTGCGTTGAGGTCGCGGATTATCTGGGCCGCTGTCTTGCTGGCGAATGTCGTACTAGCTCCGGTTCCGTCTGCGGGGAGGGTAACTTCTGTAGCATTTGCATTCCCATTAAACCCCACCAGGCCGGTGGCTGTATCACCAGAAAAACCGATTGCTTCTAGCTTCTGCATAACCGCCCGACGAGCGGCGTTGGCTTTTTTGGGAGTTAGGGGAAAACCAGCTTTTGCAGCTGCCCTGATTTCTTGGATGTTATATCCAAAAGATTCTCCGATGCCCTTAACAGGTACAGTAACCTCTATACCCTTGACATCGGCCCGGGGCAGATCGTCGGCGTAGTTGGCGATTAACTTCGCCACGCCGACCTGGTCATATTGCCTGTAGGTAATTGATTGCGCCCCACTGTCAGCCTCGAAAGACTGAGGCACGATCATTCCTTCGGCAATTTTTAAAGTCGGATATTTTATGTCGTAGGTCTTAGCTTTAATATGTTCGAGTTGACGCTGAAAAAATACACCTTCATTCGCGTCCAGATTTTTGAATGTTTGAAATTTCATTTTACTGTCCTGTTAGTATTTTATTTTAAAGGTTCTTTAATTGAAGCTCTGCAAATTCTCCGGCACTTCCTGAGTTCATAATGGCGGCACTGGCTAAGGCAGCGGCAGTAGTACTGTCTGCATCGGTTCTGAAGCTTCCGCGCTTAGAGTCAAGTATCATCGTAACCGTTTCGGCTACAACAGCTCCTGCTTGGCTTGCACCCCCGGTTACAACAACCTCTGTAATTGCCAACTCGACATCTGCGATACAGGTTACGGTAAGAACCCTGTCGCTTCCTCCACCTACTGACGTACTGGCAACCTTGTTATTCTTTTCAAGCTCGGTCCCGATAGCTGCCATTGTAGTGGCATGGTCGGTAACGAAGTCAACCTCGGTAATGGCAACGCCGTCCAGCTTCATATTTATCTTATTGCTAGTTACGAGGTCGGCATCAAAGGTTATAGTCTGAACCTGGGCTTTCCCGGAATAGCGGACATAAACATCTGACTGAGGAGTAAAAGCATCCTCCATCTCTACATAAATCCGGCCATTCCTCAAGCAGCCAACTAAATCCTTAGCGGCATAGATAAGTTCGTCTGAAGCATTGCTTTCAAAAGCAAGATCACGAACAGAAACACCTCTGACTTTTGAGACAGTCGTTATGTCGGCGGCGGCACTCGGCTTTAAACAGCCTTCGTTGACATCGGATGATCCCTGTATGCAAAGACGGCCTGGCTCGATAGCCTCTTCGGCAACGCGGCTAATTACATCGTTAAATCCGCAGTCTTGCTGGAGGCCGGCTACTGCTACTGGCTGGTTTTGAGAATATGAAGTTTGTGACATAGTAATTTCCTTTTTTTATTTTTTATAAATTACCCGTCGATGGGTTTCTTCCAGTTATCGGCTTTTTCGGTTTCGGCATCCTTCCTTTTCTTTTCGGCTTCATCAATAGAGCCGTCTTTCCGATTTTTTATAATGGTACCGCCAAGCTCGGTATCTGCATCCGTGTTTTCACAAAGCAGATCAAACCGGGCCTCGATATAAACATCATTTTTTTCGCTGACGTCGCTGTCGCAATTCTGGGCCACGGCTTTCCTCATAACTGTAATGGCATCCTTCTTTTCAAAGGAATGATCTTCGGGGAGTAACTTTTTGGCCCGCTCGATTATGCTGTCGAGCTTGCGTTGGGTTTCCTTTTTTTCCAGCTCGTCATTGCGGGCTTTGAGTTTTTTTATTTCGGCGTCTTTATCGTCGAGCTTTGCCTGGACCTTCTCGTCGGGTTCAGCAGAGTCGAGCTTTTTTTTCAAGTCTGCGATTTCGGTATCGAGCTTTTTCTTTTCAGTTTCCAGCTCGTCATACTTTTCGCCCTTCTTTTTAAGATCATCAATTTTTGCATTGAGCTTTTCGGTGGCGTCTGTATGTTTTTTTAGCTCGGCATTGATAGCGTTTCCTACGCTGTCCGCAACTTCATATTCTTGGCCGTCAAGTGTAATTTTCATTTTTTGCTCCGTTGGTAATGGATTAGTTCCTGAATTCTGAACCATTATAGCATCATTTTGATCAAAACGCAAGCGCAAAGAAGGCCCCCCTCTTGCGCTGTCGCAAATAGCCAGATGGTTGCCTTTAATATTTCTTTGAATAGCGTCGTAGGGCTGGCCTTTGTAGGTTCCGGGGCCAAACTCCAGGTCAACTTGATAGCCGACCGATAGTTGATCTTTCCCCTTTTGGGCATCGTCCATTGCTTGCTTTTGAGAAATGATTATATCGCCGTCGGTATATTCCTCGTCGCCCTGTTTTTTTCTGTCAATTCTTTCGCCGGTATAGCCCACGGAATAGGCATTGAAATTATCGGGATTAACAAATTCGGGTGGATGGTCGTTTGTTAACGGCATTGATTTGAGAGATTCGATTGTATCTTTTTTGAATACCTCTTCGGGTAATCGAAGCTCCCGCCTCTCAGTCCCATCGGCATTCCTATAAACAAAAATTCCAGTCCGTGTAAAAAAACCAGATGTTTTTAAAAACCCCTGGGGAGTAAATTCTATTTTTCCGATCCTGCCTATTTGGTCATACCGCCTTACTCCTGAATCTGTTTTTTCTCCGGAGGCCGGTTCGAATTCGATAAACTTTATTTTATTGTCGGTTAGCCACTTTCGGGCCTGGGCCGCTGTAAACTGTTTTACATTAAAACGATATGCCTGGGTTGTCATTGTGGTTTCGCCTTTCAACTTCCCCACAATAATATCAATCCCAGATTTGAGATTTTTTCTCCGAAATGATTCCGGCTCGAATCTATTTGGGCCTAATACTCTAACAGAATGTTCTGAAGGATAGGGCATCGTTAACTCCTATGCGGCTATTTTTAATCCGCTTGTTTTTATAACCGGCTCGGCATAGCATCTGCAATTAATCGCTTCACCCGGATGTCCGCCCGACGGAGGATTATTCCATTTGAAAACATCTCCCTCCCTGGCCTCGTGCTCGGGACGTACTCTCTCGTCCTGCATAGTCCTCCAGCGATATTCACTCAATCCGATTTCAGTCTGTCTTAATTGTGATAGTTGGCCGTTAAGTTTTTGTATCTGGTCTAGGGAAATTAATTTCGCTCTGTTTTTTGCTTTCTTTAATTCTTTTCTGATGTCCTGATTAATTAGGGGAATGATCTCATTGATCGTTTTCGCGGCCCTACCCCCTTGAGAAAAGTTCCTGTATATTGCCGTCTCTACCTTGTCGAAATATTCCGTAGGAATTGATTTTATAAGGCTGACATTATTTTTTATAAAAAATCGTAACTGCTGAGGCGTAGCATTGTCTGGAAATACTGGCGTTGCCCCGAGCATGGATGTAAATACTTTTTTTTCCTGGGCAAGGTTAAATGTAGAAGTTGCGGCGGCTGTCTGGGCGGCCAAAAATTCTGTCGAGTTATCTGGGAATTGCTGGCTATATTCGCTTTTTATAACTTCAAGCCGAGAAGCGATCTCATCTGCGTCCTGGTCCTTACGGATAATTTTAACTTCATGCTTGACCTCTTTTAATAATGGCGATAATTGTTTAACCGTTAAGTTTCTGAGTAATTTTACCCGCTTGTATAGTTCGTTTTTATATTGATTTTCGAGCCGACGGGTTGAAGCTGGCCTGGTTGGTTTTCTAACTAACTTTCCCTTGCGGCTATTTTTTGCCTGGACCCGCTCGATGATTAAATCGGTAATCTGGCTCATTCGTCCTCTGGTAAATCGAGCTCGTCGTCTGGGATGGTATCGGTATCGTCTATCTCGGTTTCGGCTGAATACTTTTCGCCGCCGAATCTATTTTCCCTAATTTCTTTTTCGCTAACAGACCCCATGTTCCAGTAAATCTGATCTGTCTCCGCAGTTATTTTCCGTGTCTCCGCTTTTTCTTTTTCGGCTTGTTTTTTAAGGGGAAGGAAATTGAATCCGCCCTTATTTTCTTTTGTTGAAAAGTTTATAACTTTTTGAGCTTTTATTAATTCTATCAAATACTCCAGACAAGGCCGGATTTTATTTTCTTGCAGTTGCCCCACCTTTGCATAATAATCATCTTTTTCTGATTGACCGGTCGCCCCCAGCCCAGACGGACTTTCCCCGAGGATTATTGTATGGGGCATATCGGTTGCCGCTACAAGGCGATTATTTATCTGTATCAGTAAGTCCTTCACCCCGGTTAGCGGCGACGCCTGTTGGATATAATCTTCGCTGTCTGCATCAATAACGGCGGTATTTAAAATTGACCGCGTCGTATTTAAGATTTCCAGCCGGTCAGTAATTTCTTTTTCAAATCCGGCGGCTACTTTATCTGCAAGTCCTTTCATTTTCATCACACCTTGCCGAAAATCTAAAAGGACGCCCCCTACCGAATCATTGCTCTGTGCATAATCTGAAATTATCTGACTGAGCCTTGATAGCACGCTGTCATGCCAGTAACAATTTGCGATAAATTTTTGCCTGGGTAATGGTGATCCGTCAAATCTTATAATTCTTGAATAATGTATTTTTTTTCCTTGAGCTTCTTGCCCGGCCATATTGCGGGGCTGGATTGTGTAAAATTCCGGCATCCCAAAATTAGGGCTTTTTAAGTCTGAAATAATTTTTGAAGTATCGGGCTGTAGTTC